ATATCGTTAGTCAAACTACTAGAGGTAAAGACTATAAAGACAGATTACCAAATGGTAATTATCTTGATAACACTGCAAGTCACTTTGTATTGACTCTTGGTAATAATCCATCAACAGCTTTGATTTCTATGAAATCTACTCAACTTAAAGTTAGTAGAAAATGGAACTCATTGATGATGGGTATTAAGCTACAAGGTAAAAATGGTTTGTTTACACCGCCAACATACAGCCACATTTATAATCTATCTACTGTTCAGATGTCTAATGACAAAGGAACATGGTTTGGATGGGAAGTAGAAAAGATGGGACCAGTCGAAGATAAAAATATCTACGGCATGGCCAAAGCTTTTGCTCAAAGTGTCGGTAAAGATGAAGTGAAGGTTAAACACGGATCAGAAGATACTAAAGAAGCATCACCGTACTAATCGAATCCTAGGAGTGGGCGTGAAAGCGAGAGTGGAAGCGCCCATTAAAAAATATGTTTGAAAAAATATTTAAAGGATTGGAGCGAGCTCATGGTTGTACTAAAGTTAGTGAACCTGTTGAGAATGGTGTCAAATTAAAAGGGCAATCATTCGTAGTACGTCAACCAGTAACAGAAGAACTGTGGACCATGCATTTAAATGGTACACAAAGTTTGGGTATCATACCCATTAATGAAGACAATCAATGTGTATGGGGATGTGTTGACATAGATTCATATGCAGGTTTTGATCACAAAAAATTAATAGATAAAATTAAACAATTTAAACTGCCTTTGGCTGTGTGTAGGTCAAAGAGTGGAGGAGCCCATGTCTTTCTCTTCTCCGCAGAACCGATAGCAGCAGAAAGAATGAGAGATAAACTAACGGAGATAAAAACATTACTAGGATACGGCGGATCAGAAGTCTTTCCAAAACAAATTCAATTAAAATCAGCAGATGACACAGGAAACTTTTTAAACTTACCATACTTTAATGGCGATCAAACTACACGTTATGCATTTAAAGATGATGGAGAAGCTGCAACTTTAGAAGAATTCTATAAAATTTATGAAAAAATAAAACAATATGATCTTGATTTTGTAAAAATAGAAAGACCTAAATCTGAATACGATGATGCACCACCATGTATAGAACTTATGGCATTAAATAAAATTCCGGAAGGTGGTAGAAATAATTCTATGTTTCATTTTGGTGTGTATGCTAAAAAGAAATGGCCAGCGGAATGGAAGAGTAAAATGACTTTATTCAATGCAGCAGCATCAACAACACCCTTAAGTGAATCTGAAGTAGAAATAATTAAACGCCAACACGATAAAAAAGAATGGGGTTATAAATGTAATGACACACCTATGTGTAATTTGTGTGATAAAAAATTATGTAGAGAAAGAAAGTTTGGTATTGGAGAAGAAATAGTATTTCCTGCACTAACTGACTTACAAAAAATTAAATTAGAAAAGCCATATTATTACCTCAATGTTGATGGAGAAAGATTACATTTAGAAAACGTAAAGTTTTTAAAACAACAAAATTTATTTCAGGAGGCTTGTATGGAACAATTAGATTTTAAACCACCAACAGTTAAACCTAAAGATTGGGACATGATAATAAACCCACTAATGAAGAACCACGAACCAATAGATCCTCCCGAAGGAGTTACAACACAAGACCAATTACAAAATCATTTAGAAGAGTTTTGTTTAGATAGACATATAGGTTCTGATATAAAAGATTTAAAACGTGGTGGTGTATTAACTAAAGATGGTTACCATCATTTTATATTTGATAAATTTTATAATCAGTTTTTAATTAGAAAACGTTGGGATGTACCTTACTCACGTACAGCCCAGATGTTAAAAGAAACATGTAATTGCGATGACAAACGTATTGGTAAAGAAAGGATATCTGTTTTTGTAGTAGAACAATTTGATAAAAAAGAAGATGAATATAATCAAAAAGAATTAAAACCAAAGGATATATTTTAATGAGCCCAACAGATGATTTAATTTTATTAGTATTTCTTACAGCTGCATGGATATGGGTAACTATATGAGAACAATAGTATTAGGACCACCAGGCACAGGAAAGACTACAACTTTACTTAACAAAGTAGATGATTATTTAAAACAAACAGATCCAGATAAAGTTGGGTACTTTGCATTTACCCAAAAAGCTGCTTACGAAGCAAGAGATAGAGCAATTAAAAAATTTAATCTTACAGAAGATGACTTACCATATTTTAGAACATTACACTCACTAGCATTTAGAAAACTTGGAATCAAAAAAGATCAAGTTATGCAACAAAGACATTACAAAGATTTAGGAAAGAAACTAGGTTTTCCTGTAACCTATGCAGACTATCAAGAAGATCAAGGTAGTATATTTAATTCCGATAGTGAATATTTAAGAATTATACAGCTGGCACAACTTAGAAATCTTACACCAGAACAACAATTTGATTTAAACGAACATACGCAGGACCTGGAAAGAAGCACACTTAGAATTATAGCCAATGAATTATCGCGATATAAAAAAGAATATAATTTAATAGATTTTAATGACATGATTACAGAGTTTACAAAATCAGATAAATCTCCAAAGTTTGATGTAGTATTTATAGATGAAGCACAAGACCTGTCTTTGATGCAGTGGGATATGGCAAAAACTATATGGAATAAAACAACAGATTCTTTTATAGCCGGAGACGATGACCAGGCAATATACAAATGGGCTGGTGCGGACGTAGATTCTTTTATTGCATTAGAAGGACAGTACTTACCACTAACACAGTCATTTAGAATACCAGCTAAAGTACATGGTGTAGCGATGGGTATTATTAATAGAATTAGAAACAGGATAGATAAAACATGGCAACCAAAAACTATACAAGGAAGTTTACAGAGACATTATAATACTGACACTATTGATATGTCAAACGGTGAATGGTTAGTGTTAGCAAGAACTAAACATTTATTAAAAGATATTGAAGAATCTTTATATCATCGTGGACTTTATTATTTATCTAAATATCGAAGAGGTACAGAAAAAGATTTACACGAAGCAGCAACAGCGTGGGAAAATTTAAGAAAAGGACAGCTGGTAAATTTTAAACAAATAGAAAGTATAGCTAAATACATGGGACCTGGCCATTGGCACAAGAAAAAAATAAAAGGTATGACTAAAGAATCTTTTTATGGAATAGATCAGTTAGTTAAAGATTATGGACTTCAAGTAAAAACAGTTTGGTTTGAAGCGTTTGATGATGCAGGTCAAACTAAAGTAGACTATTTAAGAAAGATGAGAAAGAACGGCGAAAAATTAAATGAAAGACCACGAATAGAATTATCTACCATACACGGAGCTAAAGGTGGAGAAGCAGAAAACGTAGTGTTGTTAACAGATTTAACACAAAACACTATGAAAGGTTATGAAAGAGATCCAGATGATGAAAACAGATTGTTTTATGTTGGTGCAACTAGAACAAAAGAAAACTTACACATAATAGAACCAAAAAAATATGAGAAAGGATTTATGATATGACAAATGTTTGGGATAAGCAGCACGGAGGATCACACTATCAAAATTTTAAAATTCAACCCAGCAAGTTTGTAGTGGAGAATGAGTTGCTCTTTCCGGAAGGGTGTGCTATAAAATATATCTGTCGTCACAGACTAAAAGGAAAGAAGGAAGATATTTTGAAAGCTATACATTTTTTAGAAATGATACTTGAAAGAGATTATAAAGAAATAGAGAAACCAAAAGAAATTAAACCAGAAGATAAAGATAACTCATGGGGGATAATAACAAAATGATACAAGTTCCACTATTTAAACCACAAACAGAATGGCTACCACCAGAAAATTTTCCAGACCTATCTAAGTATGATGAGATAGCAATCGACTTAGAAACTAAAGACCCAGACCTAATGAAAATGGGGTCAGGATCTGTAGTTGGTAAAGGAGATGTTACAGGAATAGCTGTGGCTGTACCAGGATGGTCCGGTTATTATCCAATCGCTCACGAAGGCGGTGGTAATAT